ACGGCGAAAAACCAATGACAACGCAACAGCAGGAACTGCCAAAAGCTAAACCCCTGAGCATGGGCGGTACGGTAGCGGCAATACCACAACGTAGGCTTTCACAGGAGACCTGCGCTCGCTTCGGTGTTACTGTGGAGTACTCCAAGACGGGCGAAATCATTCGGCACTACTACCCTTACTATAAGTTAGACACAGGGGAGGTCAGTGCTGCAAAGTCCCGTGACGTTAAAACCAAGGGCTTCTGTTCTTCTGGAGACGTGACAGGTGTTGGCTTCTTCGGTCAACAACAGTGTACCAACAACAAGTACATCACAATCACCGAAGGGGAGCTAGACGCCCTCGCTGTGTACGAGATGTTTAATAAGCAGTACGACGTAGTGTCGTTACGCTCTGGTGCTAACAACGCATCCAAGGAGATCAAGGAGCAACTGGAGTGGCTCGAAGGGTACGAAAACGTAGTCCTATGCTTTGATAATGACAAGGCGGGTGACGTAGCAGTGGACGCAGTGAAGGACCTCTTTAGTCCTAACAAGCTGAAGGTCTGCAAGCTACCACTAAAGGACGCCAGTGACATGCTCATGGCGAACCGTGTTAAGGACTTCACCCAAGCATGGTGGAACGCTAAGGTGTACCGTCCTGACGGCATCATTGCAGGTACGGAGACGTGGGACAAACTCGTTGAGAAACGACAGGTCAAGTCGATTCCGTACCCTTGGGAGGGCCTCAATCATATAACCAGAGGGCATAGGCCGTATGAACTCGTTACGATCACCAGCGGTAGTGGTATGGGCAAGTCACAGTTCATCAGAGAAATTGAGTATGACCTTCTACAGCGATGTGAAGGAAATATTGGGGTGCTGGCCCTCGAAGAAGACGTGGCCCGAACAAGTCTTGGTATCATGTCGGTGGCGGCAAACAGGCCCTTACACTTGGAAGAGGACACGCCAGTGGACAAGCTTCGGCCCTTCTGGGAAGCCACACTGGGAACAGGACGTTACTACCTATTCGACCATTGGGGGTCAACTTCAACAGATAACTTGCTCGCCCGTGTTCGCTACATGGCAAAGGCCTTGGACTGCCGGTATGTCGTACTGGACCACCTGTCCATCGTCGTGTCTTCCCAAGAGTCCGGAGACGAACGAAAAGCCATTGATGAAATAATGACTAAGCTACGTACGCTTGTAGCAGAGACAGGCATTAGTTTATTCCTAGTCTCACACCTTAAACGATCCCAAGGTAAGGCACACGAGGACGGTGCTCAGATATCCTTGGGTGAACTACGAGGTTCACAGGCAATCGCACAACTGTCAGACATAGTAATAGGCATGGAACGTGACCAGCAGAACACTAACGAAGACATCAGGAACACGACTACTGTTCGAGTCCTGAAGAATCGTTACACTGGTGAGACCGGTCCAGCGTGTTACCTACAGTACGACAGGACCACCGGTAGAATGCAGGAAGTAGCAAACCCTCAAATTGGAGCAGACTTTTGATCTACCTTGACCTTGAAGCCAACGGTTTAGACCCAGACACCATCTGGTGCGTTGTGACACGGGAAAACGGTGTTTCACAGGTACATACCGACCGTAACACCCTCTGTAAGGCTCTAGAAGGTTCTGTAAGCGTCTGTGGACATAATCTGATAGGTTATGACCTCCCAGTGTTAAAACGTCTCTGGGGGCTTTCTGTGGCTCCTGAGCGTATAGTCGATACTCTGGTGTTGTCACGTTTGTTTGACCCAAGCAAGTCCGGTGGACACTCTTTGCGCAACTGGGGCAACGAACTAGGCTTTCCAAAAGGCGACCACAACGACTGGTCAAGACTGTCACAGGAAATGATTGACTACTGTATACAAGACGTAGCAGTCACCGAAGCAGTACACCGGCGGTTGACCAAGGACATGACAAACTTTGACCAACAGTCTATTGACTTGGAACACAAGGTACAGTTTGTAGTGTACCAACAGGAACAAAACGGGTGGCTCTTGGATCAATACAAGTGTATGGATTTACTAGCAACATTCAAGGAGAGAATGAATGAAATTGAAGCAGAACTTCAGGAGGAGTTTCCTCCGATTGTACACGAGCGCCATTCTGAGAAAACCGGTAAGCGTCTTAAGGATAGAGTCGAAGTATTTAATGTTGGCTCTAGGCAGCAAATTGCGAAGCGTTTATCGTCGCTTGGTGTGGTCTTCGATAAAGTTACGGAGAAAGGGAATCCCATCGTTGATGAGGCTGTACTAGCCACTATTGACCTTCCAGAGGCTAGGTCCGTCAGTGAGTACTTGATGCTACAAAAGAGATACGCGCAGGTACACTCATGGATGGAGCATGTGCAGGACGACGGAAGAGTCCACGGTCGTGTCATTAGCAACGGCGCAGTAACAGGACGCATGACCCACCAAAGCCCTAACATGGCACAAGTACCAGCAGGACACAGCCTATACGGTAAAGAGTGTCGCTCATGCTGGACTATACCAGAGGGTAAGAAGCTAGTAGGTTTTGACGCTAGTGGCCTTGAGCTACGTATGTTGGCTCATTACATGGACGACAAGGAGTTTACCAATGTCCTTCTCACCGAAGACATTCACACAAGAAACCAAATGGCTGCTGGGCTTGAAACAAGACCTCAAGCTAAGACTTTCATCTACGCTTTCCTTTACGGAGCAGGAGACGCAAAAATTGGAAGTATCGTTGGAGGAAGCCCAAGAGACGGCGCAAATCTTAAACAACGATTTCTACGAAATACACCTGCTCTTGAAAGTCTACGAGAACGCGTTGGTCGAGCATCTGGGCGAGGCTATCTCACAGGACTTGACGGACGAAGACTTAGAGTTAGATCTGAACATGCTGCATTGAATACGTTGTTACAGGCGGCAGGAGCCATCGTGATGAAGAAGGCCCTAGTCATACTGGACGACTACGCACCGCAGTGGAAACTAGACTACAAGTTTATAGGGAACATACATGATGAAGTACAGTCGGAGGTGGCTACAGACCAAGCAGAGAAGTTCGGTTGGCTTGCAGTCGAATGCCTCAAGGCGGCAGGGGTTCACTTTAACCTCAGATGCCCCCTCGACGGAGAATACCAAGTTGGAACAACATGGGCAGAAACCCACTAAGGAGAGCAACTATGAACTATAAGAGAGGAGAGGGCAAGTACTACAAGGACAACCCAGAGTCTGTATGGAAACGGGATCAGACTAAGATGTTCGTAAACGGCAAGTACATACCCAAGTCTCACCCTTTGCATAAGCCCGGTCGATACAAGAACTTTGAAGCCGCTGCATTCAGTAGTCTATCGAAGTACGAGTCCAGCGTAGAGGGCCAAGTGTACGTCGTTGTCAACCCTAATTTCCCTGAGTGGGTCAAAGTAGGAATGGCTATTGACTCAGAGGACAGGTTAAATAACTATCAAACCTCTTCACCTTTTAGGGATTATGTGTTAAACTATAAGTGGAACGTTAGCGACCGCAGGGCCGCAGAGTCAGAATCACACACTGAGCTACATAAGTTGTACGAAAGGCGTAGTGAGTGGTTTAAATGCACACCGGAACAAGCCCAAGAGGTTGTCTCTGGTATAGTAGGAAACTACCAATGAAAAACGTATACAACTTAGTCCCTGACATTTACAAACTAATGGAGACAAAAGAAGTATCTGACGATGTGGACTTTGACGCTTGTGTTGAGAAGTTCGGAGAGAATGTCAAGGAACTCATGCGTAACGAGTTTGGCGGAAAAAAGAGGGACGGACGTAAGCTACGTATGTCTAACATAGGACGTGACGACCGTTACCTCTGGAACGTCTACAACGACGTAGAGAAGTCTGACGACATTCAAGGACACACCTACGTTAAGTTTCTGTACGGCCACTTGATAGAAGAGATGTTGTTGTTTTTGACTAAAGCAGCAGGACACGAGGTTACTGATGAACAAAAGAAGTGTGAGGTTAACGGCATTACAGGCTCTATGGACTGCAAAATCAACGGTATTGTCACTGATGTTAAGTCTGTGTCAACGTATGGGTTCAGGAAATTCAAGGACGGCACTCTGGCTTATGACGACCCGTTTGGATACATTGGTCAAATTAAGGGATATGCGTATGCGGAAGGTGCTACTAAATTCGGATGGTTAGCGATGGACAAACAGAACGGGCATTTGACGTACCTCATGTACGACTCTGAGGATACCCAAGCGCCTGTCCATGATCTTATTAGTTATGACATCAAGGAGCGCATTGACCACGTAAAAAAGTTAGTGGAGCAACCAACCCCACCCGGCGTATGCTACGAGCCTATCGCCGATGGAAAGAGTGGAAACCAGAAACTCGCCGTAGGTTGCTCATACTGTGCATACAAAAAGGAATGCTGGCCGTCCGTTCGCGCCTTCGCTTATTCTACCGGTCCACGTTATTTAGTAGAGGTACACAATGAGCCGAAAGTCCAAGAAATCACCATTTAGAAGCACGTTTGAAGAAGATGTCGCCAAAATACTACAGGAGTTTAACTATGAGCCTTTCACTATTCCTTACACTATCTCTAGGAGCTACCGTCCTGACTTCGTTGATGCTAGCGGTTTATATCTTATTGAGTGCAAAGGATATTTCAGAGACGGAGACACCAAGAAATACACCAGCATCAGGGACAGCCTCCCAGAAGGACAAGAGTTAATCTTTGTTTTGATGCAGCCTAACAAGAGAATACGTAAGGGTGCAAAAATGACTATGGCACAATGGTGTGACAAAGAGAAAATACTATGGTATAATATAGAGACACTACAGGAGTTAATTAGTTATGTCGCTAACGCTAGAGGAAGTTAAGGAACGCCTCTTGAAAACCTTTGATCCGGATGATCTACTAGAGGCCCTACAGATAACCTCAGAACAGATTCTGGACAGGTTTGAGGACAAGCTAATCAACAGACTGGACGTGTTTGAACAAGAGCTAGAGGAGGAAGAAAATGAGTATTGACAACGCTACCCCTGCTGACTGGGATACCTTGACAGCATTGAACAACCTATCTATCAGAAAAACACCTGATCCTGTTGAACGACCTGACCACTACAACAGCGGAGCAATCGAAGCAATCGAAGCAATCAAGGCGTCTATGCCACAGGGAGAGTTCAACGGTTATCTCAAAGGCAACGCGCTGAAGTACCTCTGGCGGTATGATTACAAAGGGAAGCCGGTTGAGGACTTACGTAAGTGTAAGTGGTATATTGAACGATTACTGAAGGAACAAGTACAATGAAAAAATTAATAGTTTTATTGGGTGTTTTATTAGCAGCGCCTGTAGTAGCAGATACCAAGGCATACACACGGATTGAGCAAGGCGGCGAGATAGTCCTGACCGATGAGAAGTGTAAGGACGATGAAACGATGTTGCGTGCGTATTGGTATGACACAGAGCATTACACCGAAGAGGGTTGCTGGCGTGACGATGACCGAACCATCTATGCTAACTGGGATAAGGCCGGTGAGATGCGGTATCGGAAGAAGCGTTTCAAGGTAGCTGATCGCTGGTAGTGGCATATTAAAATTAATAAGGAGTAACAAAATTGGACGCATATCAACAGTACATACACAAGTCACGCTATGCTCGCTACCTTCCAGAGGAGCAGCGGCGTGAGACTTGGGAAGAAACAATCGACAGGTACCTAAACTTCTGGATTGAGAAGGGCAAGTTAACACTCGAAGAAGCTAACGGTATCTTCAAAGACATTCACGACATGGACGTAATGCCGTCTATGCGAGCATTAATGACTGCTGGTCAGGCTCTTGACCGTGACAACGTAGCTGGCTTCAACTGTAGCTACCTACCTATCGACCACCCCAAAGCGTTTGACGAGATGATGTACGTACTTATGTGTGGTACAGGCGTGGGCTACTCTGTTGAACGACAATACGTAAGCAAGCTACCAGACGTAGCAGAGGAATTCCATGATACCGATACAGTTATACATGTCGCCGACAGCAAAATTGGATGGGCTAAAGCTTACAGGGAACTTATTAGCTTGTTGTATTCAGGCCAACTTCCAAAATGGGACGTGTCTGGAGTACGACTTGCAGGGGCAACCCTTAAGACCTTCGGAGGTAGAGCATCTGGTCCAGAGCCTCTTGTCGATCTGTTCAACTTCACAGTCGGCGTCTTTCGGGAGGCTGCTGGACGTAAACTTAGCTCCATCGAATGTCATGATATCTGCTGTAAGATTGCACAGATCGTTGTCGTCGGCGGTGTACGCAGGTCCGCTCTCATCAGTCTGTCTAACCTCACTGACGATAGACTCCGAAGATGCAAGTCAGGCCAGTGGTGGAACGACAATCCTCAGCGAGGACTAGCAAACAACAGTGCGTGTTATACAGAGAAGCCAGACTTCGAGGCATTTTTAAATGAGTGGAAAAGTTTATACGAGTCCCGTTCAGGAGAGCGAGGTATGTTCTCTAGAGTCGCAAGTCAAAAGCAAGCTGCAAAGAACGAACGACGAGATGCTTCCTATGATTTTGGAACTAATCCATGTAGCGAGATCATCTTACGACCTAACCAATTCTGCAATCTATCAGAAGTTGTTGTCAGGGCAGCCGATACGCTCTCAGACCTCAAACGAAAAGTACGTGTTGCGTCTATCCTTGGAACTCTACAGGCTACCTTAACTGACTTCCGTTACCTACGCAAGGTCTGGCAGAAGAACACAGAGGAAGAAGCACTACTAGGAGTATCATTAACAGGGATCATGGATCATCCAACCCTATCAGGAAGGAGAGATAAAGGTGTACTCAAAACGTGGCTTACTGAGCTCAAAGAAGAGGCTATTAAAACTAACGCAGAATGGGCTAACCGTCTTGGCATTAACATTAGCACTGCCATTACTGCTGTTAAGCCTTCCGGCACTGTTAGTCAGTTGGTGGATTCTGCGTCTGGCATCCACCCTAGATACTCAGATCAGTATATTAGACGAGTTAGAGCGGACGCCAGAGACCCCCTCTGTGAAGTCTTAGCGGCAGCAGGAATCCCTGTAGAGGACGACGTAATGTCACCCACTACTAAGGTATTCAGCTTCCCTATAAAATCCCCTGACGGGGCTGTGGTGGCCTCTGAGATGGGTGCAATGGAACAACTTGAGCTATGGGAGATTTATCAGGACTTTTGGTGTGAGCATAAGCCGTCCATGACATGCTACTACCGTGATGATGAATTCCTTGAGGTAGGCCAGTGGTTGTACAACAAGTTCGACAAGATTAGTGGAGTATCGTTCCTCCCTTATTCCGAACATACGTACCAACAGGCTCCTTACGAACCCATAGACTTAGAGACCTTTGAGAAGCTTAAGGAGGAATTCCCAGAGACGATTGATTGGAACATCTCTGAGAACTCTGACATGACAGAAGGGTCTCAGCAGTTAGCTTGTACGGGCAATAACTGCGAGTTGTAAACTACAGGGGCCTTAGCGCCCCTTTTCTTCTTCTGGGGCTAAAGCAGCGCCAAACATCCCCATACGACCGATATTAGTAGCAGCCTCTCTTACGTCTTCAGGGGTTCTCATGGCCTTTACGTCACGTACTGCCCTTGCTTGGTACTGAGGGCCTGACTCAAGCATTCCACCCTGAGGCCCACGTTTAGCCTCAACACCGGTAAGCCTTTCGATAGCTGAGATGTCAGGGTCTCCTACTACTTCTTGCTTCTTAACTCTCTGTGATTTACCTGAGCCAAGACCGAAGACTTCAATAGGCAGTACGTTAAGAAGAGAGTTGCCTCCCGGAGGATTCATCCCAAACATATCGTGTCCGTCAGAAGTCATACTGTATACTTTATTTGCGTTAGTATCTACAGCAATGAAATCATTCATACCGCCCAAGTCCTGAGCAGTAGACCTATGACTACTGTGCATAGCATAAACACCGTCAGAAACTTCGTTTACTCTCATGTCTTTTGCGTTGTCAAAGTACTTGACTAGTTCTTTGTCTGCGTTTGTTAGCTTTCCTTTTGGCTTCTGCTTTGCTCTTAGGTACTGAGCAACAAGAAGTGAAGAGCCTTTAAAACTACCGTCTTTATTTTTTATTGTAGAAGGACCTAAGTTGTCTCCTGAGGCTTTTATCATTGCGTTTCTATCAGCAGCGTTAGCGATGCCACCAAGCCTACTTAGTCGCTCTTGTTTTGAAAGGTCAGGAAACACCTTCTCTATTTGGCTGTAGACACCGCCTGTTCCTCTCAAAAACTTAAGCATGTTGTTAGCTGTAGTAGCAGTACCTCTTGCTTCACCCTGTAGCCCTTCTCCTGAACCTCTACGCCTTACTACTAAAGAGGTGGCTCCGGGTGCGTCACTAACGCCGTGTATTGCCTTTAGATGGTTTACAGCCCTATCAAGAATAATCTCAGGGACGTTAGACGTAGTAGTTAAGTTCTGTTTTATTCTATTTGTGTCTGAAAGATCAAAGAAGTCCTGAGTGTACTTCTGCATTTCACGGGACTGCCCAAAGACAGAATCTGGACGATCAGTCATGTTTCGAGTTTGAGTATCCATGAAACCAGAGGCTAAAGAAGTTCCTCTAGTTTTGTTTGCGTCTCCTTCGAGTGCCCTAGTAACGTACTCATTTCTACGGCCTTTTCCTGCTCCGACTTGCCTTGTTCTGGCAATCTCGTTAGGGTTTACCATTTGGTTTAAAACTCTTCCAATCTGAGGCCCTGCTACTTTAGCAGCCGCAATAACCTGACCCGCTGGCCCAACAGGACCGTAAAAACCGGGTATTTCCGTAGGCGTGTTCATGGCTAGGTTTGTCAACCCTGTTTTTCCTAGCTCTAGTCCTACCTTTGGTAAAGCAATCTCTGCAATGTTTCCAAGAGCTTGTGCTTGTCTAGGGTAGTCCGCAGCAAGTTGTTTTACTCTATCAGGAGTCACAGCAGAAATTGCGCCGCCTATAGTTTCCATAGGGAGTACTGAGCGAAGAGCACCAGTAATAGGAGAAGTAGCCATCTGTGCCATACCAGCTAGTTCGTTAAGCGTCCCGTAACCAATGTCTGCTGCTGTTTCTCCAGAAAACAAGGACTTTCTAGGTCTAAACAACTCTTCTTGAGAGGCTTGGTATTTATCTCGTCCTGCTCTAAAGTCCTCTGCAATATTACTTGCTACTGCTCTTACCGCTCTAGCAGGAGCAATAGCCGCTCTGTTTTCCCTGCTCATCTGCGCTTCACGAGCACGGGTTGCGACCTTCATTTCCCTACGTAATTTTTGAAAGTCACTCATCTTCTTTAGCTTCCTCTCGTGTCTGGTCAATAAGGTCTACGAGCAGCGCCCTGTCCATCTCGAACTGTTTAAGCAAATAAGCGTCATCTATGTTTCTTACGGCTTTGTCCATGCCCGACAAAAGTTCTGCATAAGCCTTAAGTCGTCTCTTAGGTTTATACGCAAGGTACGCACCATAGATACCTAGTCCCGCAGCAGCAGTACCTAGAGCAGCCCCAGCCCCTCCTAAAGCAGCCACACCAGCAGAAGTAGTGGCAGTTAACGCAAGGGGTGTCGAAGGCAGATCCGCTACGTCCTTAGCTCTATCGAAACCCCTAGCCAACATGTTACCTAACTCTTTTGCGCGTTTGTTGGTCATCGCGTCTAAGGCTAAAAAAGAGTTGTGTTGGCGGTCCAAAAGGTTATGTAGTTTTTCACCTCTAGTGTTTGTCTTAAGGGTGTTATTTAGGACGTTGCGAATAGCTTTAGCAGCTAGCGCTCTACCAGAAGCTGACTCTGCGTCGAGTACAGTCGAAGAAGCCCTACGTAATGCAGAGTCAAACTCACGTCGTGCCTTAAGTACGCCGTTAAGATCTGTACCATGCTTCTCTACCATTTCCAAAGCAATCTGCCCTAGTTCAGCGGCAATCTTTTGTGCGTCTCCTGTAGCTAAACGAAACACAGGGTCTTGCTTAAACCCAGCTATTGCTCCCAATAGATCCTCTGTCAACACGTCAGTGTCAATAGTCTTATTCTGAGCTACAATCATGTTGTCTACAGCTTGTGCAGAGTTAGCGATGTCTTTTTGTACAACGCGATAATTGTATGTATAAGAACGCTTTGGGTTTATCTCTTTAATATCGGCCAATGTTTCAATAACGTTTTGGTCTCTAACGTTAGGCTGCCATTCACGTCTACGAAGTGGGCCTACTTCTTCTGCTACAGCGTCTCCGGGCAACATCTCTGGCTCAATTAGCTTAGTTGTACCTGTGATCCTATCTTCTCTAATTGCCTCACGAGATGCTTTTTGTGCGCCCTTAACTACACTTTCAGGCAAACCAATGTCAGGCATGTCAGGACGTGGGCTAAACAACGATTGCACATCAATAAAACTTTCAAACTTTTCAGCGTTGTCGGGGTTTTTAGACGACCAGTCTTTATAAAACTCATAGCCCTTAGATGCAGCACTAGCGGCTGTTTTAAAAGCCTCAGTGTTTTGAACTTGAGCAAACAAATCCTGTGCACCTTCTTTAACTGACTGTGGTAACATCCCGCCTATATAACTACTAAGCGCAGCACCACCGGCTCTAGCAGCTTGAGAGACAGCAACACCAGCTACTTTAGGTATGTCTGTAGGGTCTAATTCTTCACCTACTATCCTACCAGCTCTGCGTTGAAACTCAGGTCCGAACCGCTCTACCTCACGTTCTAGCGTCTCTTTAGCAGCCATCTCAGGAGCAAACGCTTGTTGTGTTTGTTGCATAGGCCCAAACACTTCCGCAGCTCGTGTAGCTAATTCATTAGCTGACTTTTGGTCTCCTGCCGCCAATGCACGGTCAATAGCAGCTTTATACTGTTCTTGAGTGTATTGCATAAATACCTCTTATTGGAAATAACTTTTAGCGGCGTCTGAAAGACCTGCTCCGGCAGGCTCTTGGGTAGGTCCCTCATCTACAAAAATATTACCGTAAAGTGCTAAAGAACCTTTGTTGGCTTCGCCTAGTTCTTTTTCTACACTAGTTCTAAGACTTCTATAATTTTTAATAGTACGTTGTGAGCTAGCTTTGATTACACCCAAAAGACGCTTTAGTGCTTCTTTGTCAACAGTAATGTTACCCGCTACTACTTTTTCTGCGTACTCACGGTCAGCGTCTGATAAGCCTGTACCAGCACCTAAGTTGGTAATATATTGAGCCACGCGTCTTCCTGATTCTGCAACATAAGCTTCTGTATCAGCAATAGTAGAAGGATCAACAACGTCAACACCAAAGGTACGAGCATATCTAGAAATGTTTAACTTAAGTTCTGCACCAGCACCTGTAAACATGTTGTCAATTGTTGGGAGTGTACGGTTGACTGACCCAAGCGCGTCCGCAGCAAGCCTAGCATTTTCGTGTGCTTCGGCAAAAGCCTTAGCACCTACTTTAGCTAGTTCATCTGCCATTCCTGAGGCAATAGTTTCTACACGTTGTACCTGAGGGGGCGCTGCTTCTAATCCTAACGTACCGGCTTCTACCCACTTTTGTTGGTTATCGTCCCATACGCGTCCAGCTTCGTTAACACGGAATAAACCAACTTTGTTGTCTTTTAGATAAGGCTCAATCTTTCCTTTTTCACCTGAAATATATTCATTAAAAACACTGTCACGAACTTTAGCTAAACCAAGCTCGTCAAATAATTCAGGAGATATGCCAGCAGCATTGGCCATACGCTTGCGTACCAACGGAGTCTGGGTAGGCATTTTATCTCGTTCTATCTGTCGAATTTCTTTAGCAATAGTTTTAAGTTCTTCTGAATCAGAAACTCCTGTGACACGAGCAGCAAGTTCAGGCAGCTGCAAAGCAGTAGCAGTGTTAGCTAGGCTGTTTTTACGTGCGTTAAAGTTTGCTTCCTCTGTAATTTGCGTTTGTAAGTTACGCGCTGCTGTTGCATACTTAGTAGCGTTTTCCATATCACCCTGACCTTGGTAATAAGTAGCTAAACCCCCTAGACCTTGTACGGTACTGGGGTCCAGCTGAGATAACGCCTCTCTTTGTCTTCGTACTTGAGGAGCCATGCCAGCTTGTTGAGCAGCAGTAAACAAACCTTCGAGATATGCAGGACGTGCCGCATCCTGTGAAATTCTAAATCTAGCCATTATTTTTCTCCAATGTTTTAAGGTTGTTTAAACTATTATCTAAACAGTCCGCTTAACAACCCTGTTCCTACTGTACCCATCAACTGCGATTGACCTAAACCTGCATTAAGCAGTGCTTCAATACCAGAAGCAGTCGCCTCACCAAACAAACCAGTGCCGTACAATTGGGCTTGTTGCGCTTGTGATGCCGCTGTTTGACCGGGTGATAACCCTTGAAGTAACATTTGTTGTGGCAAGTAACTAGACCCTAAGAATTGGCCTCCTAACTGTGCTTGCTGCATTTGTTCAGCTTGTGCTTGACCCATTGCACCCAACATAGCTCTATTACGTGCTTCTTCTTGAGCCTGAGCCATAGCAAACTGCTCTGGTGCACCACCAAACTGCGCAGTACGTACGCCAAGGCGTCCTTGGTTAGCAAGACGCTCTTCTAAGGCAAGCTGCTGTCGTTGCTCTTCAGGAGCCATTACAGCCCTCATACGGTCATAAACAGCAGCTTCTCTTTCGGCGGTAGGAGTAGCCGCTTGTTGGAAAAACTGACCAGCACCGCCAAACATTTGATTACGGAACGCTTGTTCTTCAGGAGAAACAGCCATAGAAGTAGTAAGCTGTCCTGTCACAGGATCAACAGTAGTACCAAATTGGCCTCCCGTAGACGTAGAAACAGTGTACGGTCTAAATGCCGCCTGTTCTATCTGTGTTTGAGCAAGGTCTTGGCCTAAGTCAAGCGCTTGATCTCCTATGTTTCCTAGTCTATTATAAGCACCAGTAAGAAGACCAAGCCCTCCGATACCAGAAGCAATGTTTCCGTTTCCACTGCCGAACACACTACCTAGTCCACTGCCTATTCCGTCGATTAAGTTTTGAAAGAAACTCATCTATCTTCTCCTAATTAAAGCGTTTTGCCTATTAAGGCTAATACGTTTATTTCTTGTAATGAAATTTCAGAACCGTTAATAGTTGTTTCTAAACCAATAACAACAGTGTTTCCACTGCCTCTAGCATTAAATGTTCTTTTGTTTGTAAGTTGTTCACCTGAAGTAAACTCAGATAAAGGAACTGAGTTAGGTCCAAATTCGTTTATACCAAATTGAGCACTTACTTGGTCATTAATTATAAAAGATATGGTTCTAAAATCAGTACTAAAATCATAAGCAAATCTTAATACTGCTAAAGAATCATTACCCCCAACAATAATAGGTCGGAGTTTTTTAAGCATTTTTAATTTAGAAGAGTCCCCAAAAGACAACATAGGACTTTCGTACTTAAAACGATAAGTAGTGTTATTGTCTAAATAACCTTTATAAGTGCTAATACCTTCGGCAGACCCTATAAAAAGTTGCCCGTCTTTTGTTCTTTTATAAGTAGTGTATGTAGATGACGGCCAACGAGTTACTCTTAAAGAACCATCTTCTAAATTGCCTCTTAAATCAAAACAGTAAGTAAGTTTTTGACTTATAAAAGTCAACAAAAGAAAACTTTCTTCTGGGCTGTACACCGTTTTAAAACCACTGGTTTCATTCTGTACTGCTTTAATGAGGTCTTTTGTAATTGTTTTAGACAATGTACTAATAGGCATTGACTTTTCTTGTACTGTTCTTCCAAAACTTCTAAGACCTGTATCAGACAAGAATACAACGTCTGTTCCTGTGTACTGTACAGTGTCTCTATCAACACAACCAACGCCTGATATAGTATCTGCAAGGCTCATTATTGAAGGGGACTCAGCGTTTTGATAAACAACAACACTGTGTTTACCAAAGATAATAAGAAGTCCGTTGTGAGCAGCTAAAGCTACAATCTCGTCGTAACCGTCAGGCCATACTTTAGAGATATTAATACTTCCGCTAGTGCCGCCTTCCCATCTATGCCCTTGAAGAAGGTCTGACCAATAAATAGTAGACTTATCGTCATTAAAGTCTGTTGTCCAAAGACGGCCATAAGCAGCAAGGACTTCGTTCCCGTACATAGCAGAAGTAACCCCTACGTTGCCGGGCTTAATACTCATAGGAACTACATAACCGTTGCTATTTTCGCTTACAAGAGGTTGATAACCGCGTTGAAAAAAGTAAGTATTGTTATTAAAGTTTACAATCTTCCAGTTGTTTGAAGTAATAGTATAGTTTTGTGGAGTTACGTCGTTTAAAGAGGTATTATTAACGTCCGGGCCTGTTACTCCGTTTCTCCATATTTTGTTATTACCTGTAGAAAATATTCTAGTGTCGCCAGAAGCGTCCCTATATTCTCCTATTGTTGTTATAGGATTATTATTTAAAACTTGTTTATTAGCTGTTTGTACAACATAACCTTTACGTGCGGCGATTCGTCCTCTATTATCAATAACAGCATTGTCTGCTGTTTCAGCAAAGGATGGGTCTTGTGCTAACGGAGAGTCTTCTGAGTTTAACCCTTTGAAACCGGGAGCAATAAGATTTACAGAACGCAATTCTTGAGACATTATACAGTCCTATATATCATTTCTTCAGGATGTTTTGCAGCATCAATAGCAATAGCGTCTGATAGATACCTGTCTGCAATAGAAAAATACTCAACGGTAGAGGTGCCTCCTGTTTCTCCGCGCTCTCTCGCTAAAAGAGCAACAGCTAAATGTATAACGGGTTTTGAAGGTACTAGTAAAACATCAGTATTGTTTACTAACTCTGGCTGTCTTTTAGTTACATCAAATCGTAGTGTTTCTACAGTACTGGGTTTAGGACTGAGGAGTACTTGTGTATCTTGAGAAGAATCTAGACCGTCAAAGGTATAATACGCAGGTGATCCGCTGATTTCTTCTTGTAAGTACAATGCGTTATTAAACCAATCTTTAGTTTGATAAGTAATAAAAGTATTGTTTGTGTCGTTTATAACAGAAAACACTTTTACATTGTCTCCTGTTCCTACAAGAGAGTACTGATTAGTTCCTACAATAGTTTGGAGTGAAATAGTAGAGCGTAACCCTGACCAATCACAAGCTTCTTCTACAAGCTGTTTAGCGTCGTTAACAAAGTCGCCTACCATTGTATTAAAAATAGTGTCGTTTACGTTATTAGTAGTTTCTTCTCGCAACCTACGCAGTACGTTGTTTACTAAATTCAGATACGTCATTAAGTTAATCTCCCGAATAATCCATTTAATGCTGAATTATAGTCTGTTGGTTTGATTAGCTCAGGAATTTTTAAAGGCGTATAGCCCAAATCTGCCTTGTTTATTTCGTATGGTTCACCACCGGAAAAACTCATGCCTGATCCAAAGTCAAGGTTTGTGTCAAAGCCACCGCCTAAACTCAAACCCTCTGGGGTTGTGCCGCTAGGTATTGCTTCTCTTATGTCCCTACCTACGTCTCTAACAAAAGTAGCTCCTGACCTAAGAGTGTCTTCAATTTCTTTTATTGGCTGTGGTGTACTAAACTCAGGCATTCCTTCTCTTACGTCTCTACCAAAGTCCCTAACATAAGTAGCTCCTGTTCGTGCAGCGTCCTCAATCTCCTTTATAAACTGAGGGGTATCACCGAAGAGATCTGAGTCTACTTCTAATCCCGGATCTAAAAAAGCAAAACTACCTTCTTCTGTTCCATAATCGTAAAGAGCCTTTATAACATCTGCCCCACTAAGCTCTCCTTCAAAAGCAGCATCAACAGCTGTTTCTAAGAAGGGGTTTAAAGACTCAATAGGAATAGTTGTTGTACCTTCGTCAAATAAGTTTGGTATGTCTAGCTCATTTCCAAAGGAGTCTTTAATAAAGTTTTTAAGCTCTCCTTCTGTATATCCCTGAACTACTCCTAAAGCAGTGTCTGTTAAATCATCTCCAGTAACAGTACCGTTTAAAAGACCTGCTACAAGGTCTGTTGTCCTGTCTACAGACAAACCAGTAGAAGTTGCTATTTGAGTAATTGCATTTTCAGCAGCAGTACCAGCTAGCTCACCTGCTTTAATAGCATCAGCAATGCCACCAATGCCGCCGGTAATAGCAGCCGTGCCTAAACTAGAGATATCTACTGATCCTGTAGAGATTCCTTGGCTAATAGCAGTTCCAAGAGAAGAGTTTATTGCCCCCTGTGCAAATGTCCCTGCTGTTGTTGCTGTTCCTGCTGTAGCAGTTCCTGTTGCTAAGTTGCCTAACGCAGGGCCAAGCATTGAACCCACAGCCGCCCCCATAGCTATCTTAGCGTAGTCACCCATGCTAACTTTATCTTCGTCAGCAACTTTTACATAACCAGAGCCGTTCCACTGAAACTTGTCGCCTGTTTCGCTATAGGCTGTACCACTAACTCCGTACTTCTCTAGTAATGCTTGGTTAGCTTCAGAGTTAAGCCAGTTGTTATAGCCGCCCTGTTGAGTACTAAGTTCAGACTGCCGTAGTTTAGTTACGTCTTGGCTGGGATCGCTAGCGTCTATGGTAAGATCGGCGTCACCCTCAAGGATCATCTGTTGATCTTCTGTAAAGCCAGTATCAGCTTCAGACCAATTACCAACATCATAATCACCAGACTGAATTAACTGCTCGCGTTCAGTCATGTAGTTAAGGTAGTTATCAAACGAACCAAACTGCTCTTGTAGCCTGTTTGTTTTCCCTTGTCCACCCTTAAAGTAATCTCGAAGCTGGTCTGTAGTAAGCTGCTGCTCTTCTCCTGTTTGGCCGTATAGGTACTCTAGTTTAGCATCGCCTTCTTCTTTACCTTTAACAAAAGTAAAAGTTTGAGTAGGTTTAACAGTCTCCTTAGTAGTAGGAGCAGGTTTTGTTAACATGCCTTCTGCCATTACTTTCTCCAATTAGATAGGCTACGTAAGCCAAATGAAGCCGCTACAGCAGCACCTAAGAAGCCCTTGTACCAATCAGGCATATTATTTAAAACATCAAAGCCTTGCATAACTACAGGCACCATGCTGGGAAAGAACGCAAGGACGCACGGGATGGAAAACAAAATCGTAAACCATTCGTCCTTCCATGAACTTGCTGCGTTGTTTGCATGTATGTTTTCCCAGTTACTGTCTTGTTTAATTGCTTCTAGCTTTCTTTCATGTACTGCTTTCTTTTCTTCAGCCTTACGCTCAAGATGATTACCAATAAGGTTAGTTAGTGGTCCAAGCAGTGTTTGCCACATTATCTAGCAAACTCTAAGATAGCTATTGCTAACGTAATCATAATGCCCATAGCAAAAAAGCCACGACTCATAAGAGCCTCTAGCCGATCAAACCGTTTGCTGTGGTTATCCAGTTGAAGCTGAATCATCTCATAGCGAATAGCGCATTCTGCTTCGTGCTTATCTAACCGGGCTAAAGCTTCTTCCGTGGCGTTCATACAACTCCCTTACTTCTTTGCGTGGCCGATATTAACAGCCATGATGTCAATAAAACGATACAACTTAGCCATCCATGCGTCGTCCTTAGGTGTAGGTGTTACTGCTGCAATAATTGAGCAGACACTAATTACCATAGGAGCCACTGAAGCAATATCAGCGAGTACCTGAATTACCACGGTACGCCGTCTTCAGTCGTTGGGTTCTTCTGCTCTTCGATCTGCGCAGTTAGTGACGCCTCGATAGCGTCCTTGTCTACACCGTCAGCAAAGCACCAGCCCAACACCATCTCTTCAGTAAGGTCATCGTAAGGCACGTAATCAGGGCTAGAAGCATCAGGTACAAACGAGCAAGTACCGTATGCAGTAGCAGAGTAAGTGTCGTCACCGACAGTCTCTGAGTCATTTACACGCCAGTGAGCAACGATTACTCCGCCGTCAGCTGTGTTGTGTTCGAGTGTAGATATAGTCCATGTAGCCATTAGTCATTCTCCAGTTGTGCAACTCTTGCACGTAGTGATTGAATTTCTTTTACGAGCATAGGCACTAGCTTTGAGTAGTCTACGCCCATCATGTCTTCTTCAGTGTCACCTTCGGTTACAGCTTCTGGTGCAACACTTTGTAGCTCCTGAGCAATCATGCCGTAATCTTGATGTGACCCGTTAACTTTCCAGTCAAATTTGCGTACTTGGATAGCGTCTACTTTACTGCCGGCGTCGTCAGCATCTTGGATATTTTCTTTAAGCCGAACGTCTGAAGATACATTGTAGGCTGTGGCTGTTCCTGTTGTAGCAATACTGCCGACCGAAACTGGTGTTCCAGTTGTATCTCTTACAAATATGGCCTGTTGTATAGAGCCAGTCCCTGTCGCACGAAAGTACATTAAAGAGTTACTAGCTTCTAAGGAAATAGAGTTATTGCCTGTCCTTGAAGCAGTAGTCCCCATAAGAAGATTGCCAGAACTATCGACACGAAAGGCTTCAGACGAATTAGTAGCGTTATTCAGACGCCAAGCTCCACCCGTTGCTTCCATATCCCAAGAACGGACGCCAGCTTGAGCAAGACGCAATCTAGCAGTGCCAGATTTTTCAATATGCAAACCATTGTTAGCAGGATTAGATGTCCCTATACCGAAATTGCCAGACGTATCAAATGTACCTACTGGAGTTGCACTACCATTAACCATGAAGTGAATAGCGTTTCCAGTTTCAGCATATACTGTAGTATCAACCGAAGAACCTGAACCCGTTATGTCTTTTTCATGGAAGAGGCCACCAGTAGTCGTGCTTCCACTTTGTAGTCTGTATGTGCTGGCACGAGCAGTGCCTGACAGGTGAAGGTCTTTGAAGCGACCAGTGCTACTACCTAAATCCATCGCGTTATCTGCGGTAGCACCTGAGTCATTTGTAGGAACAACAGCACCCGAATACCATCTGAAGCCACTCCCGCCAGCCCTTGCTATATAGGGGTCATTGTTATTACATCCAATACTACCGACTGTGGTGCCGTCCCTACGCAAATCAATGATGGAGCCGTCCGAACTACGTCGAGCAAATATGCTTCTGCCTGTTGAAGAACTAAATATATTACCGCCAGCATAAGCACCGAAACCACTATAAGTGCCAGTCGTTCCTGAGCCTGTGGTAGTCCCTACAAGAAGATCGCCAGAGCTATTAACAAACAGCCTATAGGCGTTAGACGTTCTGTCATACAGCATAAACTCTCCGCTGTTGCCTGAACTTAGGCTATATGACTTTCCGTTTGTGCTAGTATTGTTGAAGTAGATGCCAGCAGAGCTTCCGCCATCAACTCCTTCAAGAGTTAGCTTTCCGTTGCTGAGCGACGAGGCTCCTATACCGAAATTGCCAGAGCTGTCAAACCTAGCCGAAGGCACGTTTCCAGCGGTCATAAAAATAATATCGCCTGTAGTATTACTGGCTCCAAGCCCCAACTGCATATTTGAGCCATTAATCAACTCTAATATTCTTGTATTGTTACCAGCTTGGTCGATAAGCGTAGCAACAGCTCCAGCGTCGTCTATTAACTGTATTTCGCCGCCGTTTTCGTTGTAATCAAATTTATGCGAAATTGAGCCAGAATTACTTTTTATTTCTACACCACCAGCGCTTGTGATACGCATACGCTCGTTGCCGCCATTGGTATGAAACTTCATGGCGTTGTCGCTGTGGTCGTATGAAATAAAGCCTGTGTATCTACCGTCGGTAGCTGAATCAGTATCAGAAAAAGCTAAGACACCTCTGTTAGCCGCGTTGCTTCTGATTGTGATTCCTTTATCACCTGAGGCGTCATTACCAACAACCAAGTTGTTAAAGAATTGTAAGTTGGGCGACGAGGTTCCTATACCGACACGGCCAGAGCTGTCGATGCGCATACGCTCTGTGCCGCCATTAACAGCAAACTGCATAGCATCGATACTATGGTTATATTGAATAAAACCTGTATAAACATTTGTTCCAGTATTGCCATCAGCAAAATACAGGGTACTTGCACCAGTTGTAGAAGCATTTATGCTTACAGTGCCGTTTCCTGAAAAGTCATTTACAGAAAGCTGTCTATCAGGCAACGAGGTTCCTATACCGACATTGCCGCCACTAATAGTCATTTGTTGACTATTGTTTGTAAAAAACTCTAGATTTCCGTTAGATTGCTCTATTCTTTCGTGAGTATCATCCCACTGTAAAGAATACCCTGCCGAAAGTTTTATGTGGCCGTTAGTAACATCAAGGGCGGCCGCTGGCGACGTAGTACCCAGACCTAACCGTGATTCGCTTGCGTCCCAGTAGAACTTCTCAACCTGCGAAGAGTCTTCAAACGATACATCGCCGCCACGGACGTTAAAGGTACCGTCCGACTCCAGTTGCATAGCAACATCCTGCGGAGAGCCCCTAGTGCCCCAAAAGTTGCGGTCGTTAATGGGATCGTAGGAATAAACAACATGGCTGCTGAGGCCGTCTGACGTTTTAGTCTGGATGTTTATCCCGCCGTATGTTGTCGTATCTTCTCCATATAAAGACTGGTACAACGTAGGCTTAAAACTGCCGGAGGTTTCCCATGCCATGCGCATACGAGAGCCGCTGTTGTCACTTTCGACAAACTCAAGCGCAGGTTGTGCTCCAGTAATGAATACGTCTTCCGTAGTACCGTCTACAGAAAGGACTGTGTTGATAGTCCCTGTGAAATCTAGGTTTCCAGTGCCAGTAATGTTCCTACTGTTAAGGTCTAAGTTTCCACCAAGCTGTGGCGTAGTGTCGTCTACTACATGGGCCAGTCCGCCCTGAGAAGCGTTTGTAAAGGAAAGAGTGCCTGAGCCATTAGTAGCCAGTACTTGACCGCTATTGCCGTCTGCTGTTGGGTAGGTAATGTCGTCAATTGTTAGGCCACCAATGGTGTCAATTCTGTTTGTGCTGTCTGAGCTTTGGTGGTAAATCCTCATGTCGTTTACAGACTTTGCTATTTTTACTTCTTCGTTTGCAAC